TCGTCAACCTGCGAGGAGAAGCGCAAATCCTGACGGATGTCGGAATTCTGCTTCTTGATGTAATTGCTGGTCTCAGGCGAGCAAATCAACGCATATTGGGGTTCGCCGTCAACCATCGCGTAGTGACCCTCTGCGGAATCACGGGCGAGATCGAGGTAGAACTGGTCCAGCATGCCTTGGTCAAGCGCATAGTTGGGCGTGACAGCGGGGAAGTCCGTATCCGAACCGGAGGTGGACATAGCCAGCGTGTCGTTGACATCGGTGACAACCTTGTTGCCAGCGAGGCGAGAGAACTCGTCACGATAGCGGTTGCTCCAGAACCATTGGGTGTTCTCTTTGAGAACCTTGACCTCGCCAGCCAACTGCTCCTCAGCCTTCCAAGCGGTGCGAAGATCGTTCACACAGAAGCCGGGGCTGCGGATAGCCGCCTGCTGGAGGTTGTAGTCCTTCAGCGTGCGAGCAAAGTTGACCTGCTGCGGGGTCGGGTTACAAGAGTTGCCCGATCCGTCGTTGGTGCCCACATCTTCCCACGCGGTGGAACCCACGTTGGGAACAGTAGAGCGTTCCTGAATTAGAGTTTGGATGCTTTCACCCATTCCAGCGGGGAAGGTATCCTGTTTGATCATGCGGTTCCACGGGTCGCTGGCAATGAGCTTGGAAGAAATCATTTCTCCAATGCGGCCAGCTTCCTGTTGAAGCTGCTGATCGACATCTGCAAGATTATATTGTGACATCTTGTTTGGTCCTTTCTTAAATTATGGTTTGTGCCTTGTGTTTATTGTTTCCAATAAACTGTTCTCTTATCTCCTCTTGAGCCATTAGAGAAGCCCTCTTGGGTTTTATTCAAGCTCACAATTTTATTACGGTTTGAGTCCCGGCGACTTTCAACCACTTGTTTCAACAGACAGGTTTGGTCTGCAATTTGCATCCTTATTCGGGACAATTAAGCCGAGGCGGACTGCATTCCTCCCAAAGAGAGGTCGCGGTGGGGTTAGACGGTAATCCTCTTCACAAGGTCGGAAACAAACGAATCTGTGTCAACCTTGCTGTAGTCTGTGGGTTTGTTGGATTCCGCTGGGGAGCGCGGCGAAACGCCACCCGCAGCTTTCGGTGACGAAGAACGAATCTTCACGTTTGCATCCTTTGTTGCCTTGAGTTGGCTTTGCAGGGTTTGAATCTGCTCAACCAAGTCTGGAAGCACGGTTGCTCCAAGGATGCCGTAAACTTTAAGGTTCTCAGGCCAGGAGTCGTAATCCATCAATTCGCTCTTGAGCTTGTTGATGTCGGGACGCTTGTCCTCCGGCAGAATGTTGAAGACCTTTTCCGATACTTTGGGCAGAACCTTTCCGATAACAGTCTCACGTTGGGCGATGAACTGCTTTTGGTTCTCTTCCATCTCGGCACGTTCGCGCTGCATGGATTGCTCGTATGCCTCGCGGGAGTTTTGTTTCAACTCTGCCTTGCGCTCGTTAATCTTGCGCAGATTTTTAGACAACTGCCACGCATCCAAGCGATCTCCTTCATTCCAATCAGAGATGAAGTCCTCAAGTTTTGAGGGATCGCCAGCAACATCGGCCTCGATGGCGTCCAAAAAATCTCCCAATTCAGCCTTGTGCCGCTTGGCAAAGAACTCCGCATCGTCAATTAGTTGATTTACGGGCTTCTCAACAAATTCCTTCCACTCCTTGGTGGCCTGAACCCGAGTAAGATACAACTCGCTGTTGATAGCTTCGCGCTCTTCATTGATTTGATTGATCTGCGACTTGAGGAAATCAACCTCTTGCTTTTGCTGCTCAAACAATTCACCCCTACTCTTGAGTTCGGATAGCTCTTTCTGCGCAACCTTGAGTTGCTTTTCTGCTTCCTTTAACTCCTTCCACCTTACCTTTGCCTTTTCCTGAAGGGGTTCAGCTTCTTGTTGAACATCTTCACCAACAGACTCAACTTGCTCTGTCTCCTCTGTTGGAGGTTCTGTTTCTTGGGCTTGCGCTTCAGTAGGGTTAGAACCTTGATCGACTGGTTTAGCTTCCTCGCTTTTCTGCTCTGCATATCCCATGTCATTGCGTGCAATTGAATCCAAGGCGTTACCGAGGTTGGTAATCGCTACATCTGGCTCAACTTGAACGACTTCTTGAGGTGTTGCTTCTTCAGGCATATTGTCTTTCTATTGTTGGTTACTTGATACCGGCACGATGACGCGCACCCCAAGATTTATTCTTTTGGGACACGCTGGTTTTCTTGCCGGATGTTTTCCCGCCTTTGACAGGCATTTTGCAGTCACTCATGTTTTTTTTCATGGCGTTACTCCTGGTTGGTTGTTCCTAAAAAAGAAAGCCTTTCAGCTTCCCTGATCTCCTCTTCGGTGTATAGGCCCGTAGAGAAAAGTCTGTTTCGCGCATCTTGGATGTATTCCTTGTCAATGTCACGCAAAACCTTGTTGTTCACAACCGTAAGTGCTTGCAACTTCTTGTAGAAAGTATCAGCACCGATTGACTTGGCACCCTCAAGAGCAATCATATCGCGCATCTCGATGCCGGGAACAAGCCTCGGTTCCTTTGGGGCGCACTCTTGACGCACGATGTTGAGTGCTTCTTTTAGCACGGGGTGGTTCAACAATTCCTGCAACTTCAAAACCTTTTCGGAATTAAGTTGGAATAATTTCTTTTCGTCCATATTTATGCTCTAATGCCTTCGCGTTGAATCTTGCTTGCGGCTTCCGCATCTTTGATAGCAAGTTTTTGAGCGGCCTCTTGCTGGCGCAGAATCAGTTTCTGCTCATGCTCTTGCTGCTCAAGTTGCATTTTCAACTCGCGCTGCAAGCGCTCGGCTTCAATCTTGGCAAGCGTTTCGGGAGGTATCGCAAGTTGCGGTTGCTCGCCACCCTCTTGAGGTATTGCTTGCTGGTCCTGCATCATCTTCTGCACCTTGAGTGTGCCGTTGTGCAGAATCTCGTCGGCATTCTGTAGCAATTTCTTGTAGAAAGCAGTCTGCTCGCGGAGCAATGGATCAAGCGCCATACGCTCAACGTGCATCGAAAGGTGTTGGTTAAGATTGTTGATGCCCGGCAATGCTTGCGCAATCGCCATCGGGTCCATCGCAAGAGCTTGCTGCGCCTGCTCAACAAGAGGGGCGAGGGCTTCTGCGTGAACTCCAGCGTGGACCAGATCGTTCTGACCAGATAGAGGAGTAATTGTCCCGCCAGCAAGAATGACGTTATTCTCCACTTGAGCAAGCGATGCGTCCCAAGTGGGCGTTGCGTCTTGCCCCGGTTGAACCGCATAGCGGGAAGCATTCTCGTAACCCGCCGTCTCCGATGCGATGTCCCAAATAAGATTCTGCTTTCCAAAGTCCGGCAGACTACCGAAGATCGACATCAAACGGTCAAATGCAACCATTCGTGCCGCTTCGCTTCCTGCGCCAACCGCCTTGACCACACGCAACCTTGAGGTATCGAGATTGAAGAATGCTTCCAAATAACGATCTTTCGGTCCAATTCCTTCCGATCCCCGCTGCAAGAGCTTCTTGTGCAGGTCAATAATGTATTCGCCGCCAGGTTCGCGTGCGTCGTAATCCCTGCGCTGCATCCTTGTGACAATTTCGCGGAGCAAGGATTCCCAAGGATCGTAGAAAAGATTGAGTGCAGAGATGGACATCTTTGCAATGTTGCTCAATTCAGCCCTAACCTGCGTTGCGCTTTTCTCTACGGACGTATTGATCAAGCTCTCCGTATTGTATGATGCCGTGCGATCACGGAACATTTGAGTGAATGCGTTGACAATCGGAAGCGTGCCGTTTGAGACGTTAGGAACAACAGTATCTTTGATTACCTCAATGCCGGGAGACAAAAGGTTGTAAACGCCGTTGGGAACAAACTGCATCTCTTGCAGGGCAGTTTCGTCACGCGGTTGGAATGTCGGAGCAGAACCGAAAGAAGCAATCTCAAGCAGCGAGCAGTATGCGCGATTCAGCGCACCGTTGATTGCGAATACATCGTATCCTTGCCCTCGCACACCGTGGTAATATCCATTGGTTCCCACGCCGTAAGTAAAAACAACGTATGCTTCGTAAGAATCGCTGAATCGGCCAACCTTTTTGTAGAGGAACTCGTTGACTTGATCGTCATCGTTGACCATGTAATGCGAGACCTTGCCGTCAAACTCCGTCACCCAAATGTGGACAATGCGGATAGATTGTTGATTTGCAGATGCAGTAGAGAAGTAAAGGTCGTTGTTGCGAAGCTCAACCTCAAGGCGCTCCCAATCGTATTGCCGGAAGTGGTAATAATTATTGTTATTACGCACGCTTTGGATAATCGCACGCTTGCAAGCCTGCACGTTGAATCCGTTCTCTTCAGCCTGCTCTTCGTCTTTGATTAACTGGTAAAGCTGTGTGGGACTATAGAAGCGAAGGCAAGCGGCAACGTCGATATTCTCCTGCCCGATTTCTGTCTTGCGAGGAATCTTGAAATCGGACATATCGGTCGCCTTCCAGCGCCAATCCCATTCGTCGTTGAACAAGGCAATACCAACACCGTGCTTGATGAAGCTATTGCAGAGCTTGAGATATGTAGGGAAGAAATTACGCCACGAACGGATGCATGCCGTTACTTCCTGCGCAACGACCTGCTCTAACTCATCACGCTCTGCCATGGTCCCGTATTGGGTCGGGCATGAAAAGAACGTCTGCGGGGCGTTGATGATGTCCGTGTAGCCAGCCATTGCTGTATCCAGAACCTGCTTGGCAAAGCCCCAAGATACATTTACGCGATATGCTTGGCCGTTGTTGATAAGAGTCCGCTCGTCGTAGGGACGCTCGTTGTCGTAAGCCGCATCAATCTTGCTGCGATCAAATGCGGAAACGGCATCAGCACGCCTCAACGTCTCCCAAATTTGATAGGCGCTCTGTGCATCCTTGATCCTTGAGACTGGCGGTTTTCCTGTCTCTTGGTCAAGTGTTTGCAAATCATCTGTCATTCTTCCTTATTATCCTTTTTTTTGAACAAAGCAAACTTTTTAGAGTCCTTGCGAGCGGTCTCTGGGTCTTTCTCGTCGCTTTCGTCGAAGTCTTCTGCCATTCGCTTTGCCTCTGCAAGTGAGATATTTGTGGCAACTTTCATCGTTGGATTGTTTTTGTTAAGTAATACTTCAAGTAGCGATCCGTCTTTGCAACCGTGAACAATCAAACATTCCGGCTCGATTGTATTGTTAAAGTGGACATTCCATGCAAGATTAGCAATAGATTCGCAAACAATATTATTTCCTTCAAGACGATATTTCTCCGTCCTCCAATTGTTTTGGATCATCTTTGTGTCTTGTAAATTCGGTGTTGTATACCATTGAATGATTGATGACCAATGGCGATTCGATGCGGAAAGCGATGATAGCACCGGAATCCTTGTAATATCGCTTGAGTAGATTCCAACGGGAGACATGCGATTGCCTGCGATGCTTTGCGGGAGGAGTTCGCCGTTCCTGCCCTCGTAGTTCCTCTCCAACGCACCGAAGTAAACCCTTGCCTTGCGCCCCTCAAGAGCGGCATTCGTTGTGTCTTCAAAGTATTTCTTGCAGATAATATCCAGCCAACCGCTTTGAGTGGGTGTTGTGTCCAACTCAAACCAAAAGAATGGTTTATTGTTTCCAATAGAAGCAAGGTAGTGGCAAGTTTGCTGGAAGTAGTAATTGCAAGAACCTGGCCACCCAAGCATTGTGTCCTCAAACAGCTTGGTTTCCGTGGAAGAGAATAAATGTTTCACTCCTTCTTCAAGCGACTTGATCGTAACCTCGTTTTCGCGCCCCCCAATAATCAACAAGTCATGCTCTCGGCTAATGGGAAATGCCTCCATCGCCTTGTAAAAGTTTGGGATGAGGTGTTGATCGTGTGTTGATACAGGAATAATTAGCTTCATATTAAAACAATAGTGAGAATGTTGCGGTGAATTTTACGTCTTTGTGGTGCGGTGGATCGCTGTAAACCAACTGAGAGTTGAGTTTGCGCCACACGCTTCTGGGGAGAAAGTATGCATATTCGTAAAGCCCTTTGGAGAGAATGATCACCTTCAGCCCAGCACGCTGCAACTTGAAGTCGGTTCCAAGGATTGCGCGTTCTACCGCTCTTGCCAGCGGGCTGTTCTGCGGATCAATCGGGGTTCCTTTTTCAAAGTCCTCAACAGTCACCTCAATCTTGATGTCGTAATCCGGACGATGCGTGTCGATGAATTTTTCGGAGTCCGTCTTCTGCACCCCTAAAGCCTGAAGTAAATTCATTTGGTGTATGCTATGAAGCAAGTTTTGTTTTGCAAGAAGATATTGAAAAAAAATTATTGTTCAAGTATTTGTTGTTGCGATGATAAAAACTCCATTTCTTGGCGATCCGGAGCCGGGATTCCTGCATCAATACGGATACAATTGGCATAAGAAGACCCACCAGATTGCAATCGAGCTTGCAATATTTCGGGACAAGATCGCAAAAAGGATACCTGCCGATACTGGTGGATACAACACGCAGCATCACTTCAAGCGTATCGCCAAAGCATTTTGGCCCGAGAGAGACCCCAAGGCGCAAGCGAAGTTTATCTGGCATCCTTGGGCGGACAGGATGCTGGATGCCTCTTGCAATAACGATTACCTCGCAATTGCTGGGTCTGGCGGCTTCGGTAAATCCCAATTTTTTGCTATCTGGGCAATTATCAACTACTTGTGCGATCCGCAGAATACAATCGTTCTCGCCACATCTACGACAATCAAGGCATCAAAACAACGTATCTGGGGTAAGATCGTGCAGTATTGGCAAGTGTGTGAGAACCTTGGCTTGCCTGGCAGGCTTGTGGATTCGCTTAACACGATTCGCTACGTTGATACATCCGGCAAAGCGGTAATGGGCGACCTTGCTGGAATCACGCTTATCCCCGGTGAGAAGAAGAAAGAGAAGGAAGCTACAGGTAAGATGCAGGGCATCCACCAAAAGAATGTTATCTTTGTTGCAGACGAGCTTTCGGAGCTTTCAGAGGCAATCACAGAGGTTGCATTCTACAACCTAAACAAAGGCTGCGAACGCTTTCAATTCATCGGCATTTCAAACCCAGCCTCATACGTTGATGCTTTCGGTAAGTTTGCCAAACCCAAAGATGGATGGGAAACAATCTCTGTGGATGATGATGAGTGGGATACGTCTCGCGGTTTGTGCTTGCACTTTGATACCCTAAAAAACCCCAACATGATGGAGGGGAAAAAGATTTATTCGTGGATGGATGGACCGGAGGACTTGGAAAGGGTTCCGCAAGAAGAACGCAATACCGCTTCGTATTGGCGCATGTATCGTGGCTTCTGGTGTCCGGCAGGTGTTACTGACCAAATCTACAGCGAGGTTGAGATTGTTAATTCCAAAGCAATGGACTCGGCAATCTGGCTTGATGATGAGACTGTGCGCGTGGCATTCCTCGATCCTTCTTTCACAAACGGTGGAGATAGAACAATTCTATACCTTGGAACCGTTGGCAAGCTCGCAGAACCAAGGGGATTCAAGGGACTTCAGTTTGACGAGTTTATTCAGTTCCACGAAGATGTGACTGACGAAAGCAAAACCAGATCGCAACAAGTAGTGGAATGGTTCCGTAACGAGTGCGTTGCTCGCGGTGTTCAGCCAAAGAATGCAGGATACGATAAATCGGGCGCAGGAGGGCCGCTGGGAGACTTTATCTCTGTTGCTTGGAGCAAGGACGTGTATGGGTTGAAATTCGGCGGCAAGGCTTCTGATCGCCCTGTGTCGGCATATGACCCCACCCCCTCTTGCGATAGGTATGTGAATGCTGTCTCCGAAATTTGGTATTCAGCGAAGGAATACATGCGTGCCGGTCAAATCAAAGGCATCTGTAACGAGTTGATGGTTGAGATGTGCCAGAGGAAGCTGGACCCCAACGGCGAGAAGAACCTTCAGTTGCGAATCAAGGTTCTTCCCAAAACCGAAATGAAGATGCGATTCGGCATGTCACCGGATATTGCCGACTCTGCGATGGGCCTTCTGGCGCTGTGCCGAGAAAGGTTGTCGCTTGACTCATCCTCTGCGACAAAAGCCCTCAATCCTCAAAACAAGGAATCCACCAGAGGTTGGCGCGATGCATTTAAGAAGTTCCGAGCGGTGTATCAATGAACTTTAGAACCTTGCCTACGATCCCGTCGTAGTCTTTCAGCATATCTTCGTAGCATACGATCATTGAATTAGGAGTTGGTTCCATCACCCACTTCTCAAACCATTTCGAGTAAAACTTGATCTTGCTCAAAAAGAATTCTCCATACGGTGGAGTATCTGGGCTTTCTTTAACAAGCTCATACCAACTCTGCACGGAGCGCAAAGGGTTCCTAAACTGAATGATATGCTTGTATCTTTCAACCTTCGGATCACCGAGGAAGAAGTCGTGAGTCTTTTGCAGGTCGCAATCAGAGTTCTCCAGCGTTACGCCTGTTTGGTGGTATTCGCTGTATTTCAGCTTTGGATCAGCTTGCAGAAGACCATCTACAAGCCAATGGTGGCCGGATCGCGGGAATGTGACTATCCTTGTTTTCATATGAGTCCTCGTTCTTTCGCTTCGTTTAGTTCTTCCCTCGTCCATTGCTGGGCATACCACACTTTATCGCTCCATGGCAGCGGCCTTTGTCGATCAACCCCAAAGGAAAATCTACCGTATACTTCTGGTTGTTGTTTCTCAAGCTCCACAAACTTGTCTTCAGGCAATAAAAACCTGTCGCTTTTCATATACAAATAACTTTTGACAAACCCAATTATACACCAATGCTTAATTAAGAAAGTCGATTGGGCGCAGGGCATATATGGTGCGCCTGTCATTTGCGGGCCAAATACCATCCCTTTGTTTCCGATATCCTCGTAAAGTTTCTGTGGGACATCTCCGAAAAACAAACAATCCGATTCCTTGAAGATCAAGTCCTTCCCCATTCCGTAAGCAATCATAGCCAGCGTGATAATCGAGTGGGACCAACCGCACAAATCATCCCGTTTTTCCGCAATGCAATCCCCAACGTGTCCAAGATTATTGTTCAACAATAAAATCTTATCGGAGTTCGCAGGCGTGTTGGTGCAGACTACGTAGTAATCGTTGGTATATTTCTCCGTATTCTTCTTCCAGATTTCAAAGAACTCCACATCCCAATCGCTCTTACAATGATACCCCGAACCGATAAGATAATTCATTTTACGTAAACGCTAACCGTTGGCTTTACCCATCTTGCAGAAGCAATGGAACGAAGGTGCATTGAATAATCCTCCGACCAAAAGAAGCCATACTTGCTGAAGACGTAATTCCAGTATTCTTGCGATTGGCAGTTCACATGATGATGGCCTCCGCCAGACCATTGCGGTTCCGAGTAAGTAAGCGCAACCTTTTCAGCAGAAGCAAACAGCTTCATGTAATTGTCTTGATATCGCTCTTCCACGTGCTCCAAGAATTCGCATGACCAGATCAAGTCTGGCTTTAGCAAAGAATCAAGCAAGAACCTTCCTTGCGTGAAGTCGTGAATGAAGATTCGGTCCTTAACGTGACTGCCAATCAGCGTCTTGTTACTACCGTCCACGCCACAGGATTCAACATTTTTATTAAGAAACCATTTCACGGCATGCCCCTCGCCGCAACCGATATCAAACATTGTCTTGGGTTTAAGCGTATCAACCAAATCTCTCCAAACAACCGGATCGTAAGTATCTGGATCGCCCCCAGCAATAAACCCACCCAAGTGACCATCACACACCAAGCTCATTTGATTCCCTCCACAACAATTGATTCCACCCAATTTTGATGCTCACCGATTACCCTGCCGTGCCCCTCAAGATTACAGAGATTTTGGTCTTCCGATTTGCCAACCTCTGCATACGTTGTATAGAACCCGGCTCCACGCAGGGCAACGCCAAGCAATTCCTCCGACCAAACTGTTTTGTGACCGTGATTCACCATAAGATTTCGTATTGCTGATTTCCTTGTGCTTTCACCGAATCCGCTTGATCCAAGCCAATCAAGATACTCGTCATCGGCATACATGAAAACTTTTGAAATTGAGGGAACGCATATTCTTACTGTCCCGCCGGACCTTAACACGCGATAGCATTCGGTAAAGAAATTCATAACTTCCTTACAATCAAGGTGTTCGACGACATGCTCCGCAAAGATGTAATCAGCGGAACCAGACGCAAACGGAAGTGGTTTGCTGATGTCCACATCCATATCGTAGTTTTGCCATCCGGGCAACCTATTGCCGCCACAACCAAAGTTTAGCTTCATCGCACTAACTTCCTTATATATTCCGAGTATCCCATTGTTCCCTCACACTTGCTCCTCACATCAACGACAAGGTAGTTCTCAACAAAATCCCGCATTGCTTTGCGTCGTTCGCTTATCTCGTTTGCGCTCATGTTTCGGCAGAAGGAGATAATATCATTCATATTATCGGTGTCCAAGTTGAATCTTGGGGAGAAATCCAATCGCTGACCGAAAGGTTTTGTCCAATCGTCAAATATAACGGGAATCGCGCCCATTAGCATGCTCTCCATCAAACGCATCGAGCTTGGCCCGTTGCCCCTTGGGCATAACGAAAACACGCTTTGCTGCAACTCCAGCATGTAATCCGACATCATTTTGCCCCTTGCTTCCAGTGGCGTTCTCCACCAATCAATCCACGTAATCTTTGCTCCCTTCACGTCCATCTTGAATCGGTTCTTCCATGTGGTCCGATGCCCTCGAAATGATGCCGCAATCGTGCGCTTGTGCCAATCCCAGCAACCTTGGATGTAGTATGGGATGAATTTGTCGTATTCGTAAGGGATGTTGAACCCACAAGTTGTGCCGAATACATAACCGTATGGAAAGAAGGATGGGGTTTCGTCTCCTGTAATTACTGCGATGAGCGATTTGTTTAGGTGGGATATGTTATGCAAATCCTCTTGAAGATTGTTGCTGTCACCGGATGTGTGATACCAAATGTAATCTGCGTCATTTAGATTATCAACGATCTGGATGTTGGGATTTGTCCCCATGAACCCCCTGTATCCGAAGTGCTTTATCGTGGTAAGTGTGTGCGGAAGAATGATTTTCATTTCCACCATTGCCTTCCGTTGCCAGCAAGCCACTCCACAGCAAGATGTTTGTTATGCTCATTGCCGTTGCATTTACGGTATCTCAACCAATGGCTATCGTGCATTTCATGGTAGATGGCATTATTGAGTTCGATTCCTCCCGTGCTTCTTACCAAATCGCGCATGATCATATCCCACGCTTCCCTGCCGAGCAGCATATCGGGGAAGAAGTCCTTGTGCTTGTCCCACCACGTTGCCTCGAAAGCAAACATATCTGCGCCAGGATACTTGCGTCCAATACCTACCTCGATCTCGTTTAGCGCAAGCCTGTCGATCTTGCTGAAGTCGTGCCTCTGCGAGTAGCAGGAACCAAAGTTATTACATGCGTCAAGGATTTCTCCCGTGATGCCGGGGCATAATCCGATGTCGGAATTGACAATTAACAAAATATCCGTGTCTTTTGCCTGCAATCTTGCGCTATTTAACATATCGCGGATGAACGGAACTGGCGCATCCTCTATCGAAGAACCGTCCCTTGTGGGCGTAAAGTCGCACTTTACCCATGCTCCGTTGGAGAACTGATTCTCGTTCTCTACGCTCTGCGTAAGCATTTGCTGTCTTTTGCTCTCCCTTTCATCCTTCGGTTGCGCGGATGATGTAACCCAAAATATTCTTCGCTGCCAGTATTGCCCGTTGATAACGTCAGCAATATCCTTCGCCTTCTTCACCGCATTTGAATACGGCACGCGTAGCGTATGGAATGGACTCCAGCTTGATTGGTGCCAAAGTGTATTCTGATCCGTTACAAGCGCAACTGTCTTGATCTTGCTTGCCCTTGCGAGATGCAGGGGAGCGGAGTCGATTGCGATAAGGGTGTCAGCGGAATCATACAACCCAAGCAAATCGTAGATGCGCTCGGCCTTGATGTTGGAGATATCGACAAACTCCGTTCTGGGCGAGAATTTCTGTAGCGCAGCCTTTAGTTCATCTTTCCAGAAAAAAGGGCTAGAATGGCCTTCTAGGGCCAAAAGAACGATCTTCTTGTTGAAAGATGTGTATTGTTTTTTCAACGTCTCTTCGCGCTCCTTGCTTCTATTGTTGAACAATAACGGCATCGAATGCGGCACAGCGTTGATCTTGGAATTTGTCCAGATATCCCGGTCAAACGACCAACCTTTTTGGTCTACTCGCATGTCTTCAGCACAGACAGCACAGTTTAGCACGCGATGCGTCGGGTATTGCTTGGATATCCAATTCGCTGCATGCGCTGGTTTTCTAAAGTCATCCTCAAAAATAATTGGCTCAATGTATGTGCAGCCTTCCAAGATCGAAGCAAATTCTTTTGCGACAACGAGCTTTTGCTTTTCCTTTGTTCTTTGATATTCGTAGTAAAGTGCTGGAAGCAAGCAAAGTATGTCTCCCGCCCTGCCAAGCATCACGTAGATGTTTTTGTCGTAGTGGACAGTTGATTTCTCATCCAGCACGCCAACAACCGGGCTGTGTCCCTGTATGAATGGAACCGTCTCCCAGACGATCTGCCGAATGATTTCATCTTTGCTTGCCTTGTTCCCCGCATTCCTTGCGAGTTGCACAAGATGATCAATCGAGTAGCTCTTCTTGAGTTTTCCGTTGATCGTAAGACGCCAGTTGCCCGGAGGCGCTGTTCTGATATCAATGCCGAATTTCTCTGTGTTGGTCATAACCCCTCACGCTTCCAACACCAATCTATCTGTTTGAATTCATCTTTCAAGTGATCCGGCAAACCTGTGTGTTGAACTTCCGTTGGAACGTGGACGGAGACTTTAAGCGAACAACTGCACACAAGGCAAGCACCCAATTCGCTGTCGCGGCTTGTTTTTCTTTTGCCGATGATTGTGTGTAGCAATTGCAAGACGGTTGACATACACGCTCCGCACCCGAATTGCAGGTTGCCGTTGTTCGGGCATGAGGCACAGATCGAAGCTCGTCTCTCTGCCTCTTCTTGCGAAACAAATGCTGGCTTGCCACCCATTGCGTCAATAGCCCACCTACGCATCATGTTGAGGAAGGATAGTGCAGCCTCAAGCGTAAGCCTGCGACGCTGCGGAATCTTTTGTGCTGGCACGCATTGCTTGCCCCAATGTGGATTCTGCTCGCACATCTCAGAAAGAAATTCCTCTTCCCAAGTGGGTGAAAGCATAATGCCGTTTGCGAGGCAGTGTTTTTTGTAGTCGTTTCGGACTGAACGGTAATCGTAATGCTTGAAGGTGATTCCTGTAGGCGCTGTGATCTTCCACCCGCCAGGAGGCGATGTGTGACGGTCGATAAACTCGTATTTTATCATATTACCTTGCGAGCTTGCGGATTGCCGCACGCCTCTTCCTTTCGCGTTCCTCCGCTGTTTCTTCAACTATTTGTTTAGCCCTTCCTACCGTCCGATAAACATCCGTGTCAGACATTCTTGTGAGATAGGCGGTTTGAATCAGCGAATTGAGATAAATAATTCGGCGCTCCTCGTCCGTGAATTTATCCATAAACTCTGGCGTAGCCAATTCTTTGTATGCTGCTGCTGTTTTGGAGATTTGTTCTGTTGGTATGGTAAAGATACCCAAATCCATGCCACCACCAATGGATTCATACCTCCAGAGCGGAGCGTTTGTTCTCTTAAAGGTGCTAAATGTCATTAACTCGCCATTCTTTTTCTTAACCTCTTCCATGTCATTCGCAGAGTAAATCATGTATGCGGCATAATTAAATGAATCAATTGCAAGTCCTTCTGCAAGTTGGCCTCCTCCTCCACCAATAATGTTCCCAACGGTTCTCCCCATGAACTTACGGAACTTAAACTTAGCGAGTTCTTTCTTCTCTTCTTCGTCCATCTCTTCCTCTTCAACGCCCATCGCATACAACAACATGCTTGCGCCACCCGCATACATTGCGGCCCTTATGTATGTTGCAGCATAATTAAATGCCAATAAACCAGCTATTGTTGCTGTTAATCCCTTGGCGGCATCAACCTTTTCTTTCAGCGAGGTTGTTCCAGTAATAAGATCACGGAAATCCGACGCCATCCTCGCCTTCTGTTGAACAGCAAAAGAATTGAATGGCAGCAGCATTGCCTTTAGCACGTTTTCGGAACCGCTTCTTCCACGCTGGGCAAATAGAGCCATTTTAGTTGGATCGCTTGAACCTTGGTTGATGTCTGTTAATGCCTCTGCACGAAGCGCGATTTCTTGCCTTTGCGGATCAGAATCATACAAGCTGTTTTCCGTTTCCCAATCTTTGAACGTGATCCCGGCCTGCTTCAAACCTTGCATGTAGTATGACATCCATGCGCTTCTGGCGGAAAACACATCACTCTTCTTCAATACAATAAGCCAAGTGTCGTTGAACTTCATGAGTTCGGCTTTTGCAGCCTTGTAGTTTCCTGATTTTAGGTATCTCTCTACCCTTTGGTATGCTGCATCAGATGCATTCAAGAAGTTTGTTCCAGCAAGAACATCAGCGCGTTGCCCAATTGGGAATCTTTGCAGGAACGGAATGGCGGCGAGTTGCTGTCCAGGCATTAAACTTAATCCAACAATAGTTGGGTCTCCTACATTGATGATTGTGTTTAAGATTTGATCTGCTGGCTGTGTAATTGCTTGTGATACACCGCCAAGAGCATATCCAGAACCAAGCCTGCGAAGTCCGGTTGTGAGTGTATCTGCTAATTTATTGATTCCGGTCATAGAATAGGCTCGCCTATTCCTTGCAAAATACAATCCTCCCAACATCCTTGTCATGTTGTTGAGGTTTTCTTCTGTGCCGAATACCTCCACGGCACGCGGATCAGAGAGAAAAGACTTGATACGCAACCAAGCTGGGGCCGTGTAGGCTTTGGAAACCGTTTCGACGAGCGAGTTGAATGTGTCTTTGCGGACGTTGAAGTCCAAATCCATATCTCTTCCGTTCTGGTCTTTTGGTATTCCAACGACACGCTTCCTTGCGATGGTGCTCGCGGGTTGGGGGATACTAATTCCTTCACGGCGGAAGTCATCAATCGAATCCTCAATGCTTTCTGGAGAGATAACCCTTCTCTTCCATGCTATCGGAATGTAATTCGGATCGCTGTAATCACCGATCTGGTTCTGGAAGTTTTCATCAAAACTTTTGATTTTTTCACGATACGTGGGAAGCAACGTATTCTTGATCCACATTAGCGATTTGTAATTGCCCTCGGATTTGGCTTTCAAGTTATCAAGGATTTGTTGGATCGTAGTCCCGCGAACGGCATTAAGCGCAGTCTCTACCTTTTTGCCGAATTCAGCCTGGTCTTCGGTCCTCTTCCAGTTTGCAATCAACGCCTCGACTGTTCCGATTCTTTCCGCAATTGATTGCTCTTCAGTCAATTCTGGTTGTTTCTGGATGATGTATGAAACAACTCCCTCGGCGAGAAGATTGTCTTCGTCGTTTGCTTTCGGATATTTTTTGCTCAAATCCTTGTAGAAAATATCAAACTCCTGCTCGATGTCTTTAATGGTCTCGTTAACTTCAACTTGAGCCTCGTTTAGTTCTTTGATTCCAAGCGCCCTTTGGATTACTCCAAGAATCTTGCCTTTGCCAAAGATGTTGCGGAATGCATCACTTTGTCCCAACACTTCTGCGCTTGTGCCTTCTTGCAGGTTTTCAAGAGTCTTGAACGCCAAACGACCGCGCCTTGCGTTTTCGTTATTCTTCAAGAAATCGTTCAAACGCTCTTTGGCCTCGATGACAATTGCTGCGCTTTCTGCGCCATACGTCACATCGTTTGCGATAATGTTGTCTCCAAACAAGATGTAGCTTCTAAGCTCGTTGGGGGAAAGGGCTTCGATATTTGCCCTGCGCAACCTGTCGATAATCGACTGCTGCTGGGGATTCATCTCGCTGTAATCGTATTTGCCAAGCGATTCTTTTGTCTCTTCAGCGGACCTTTTGAGTGCGGCTAGGACTGCTTGCTTCTTATTATCTTCAAGTTTAGCAACGTGCGCGTCGTATTGACCGCTCTCTTGGAATGCCCTCAACTCTTCTTCTGTTGCGTTATCGTTATCCAACGCACGCCTTAGCTTGGACTCCAATAACGCCTTCTTCCTCTTTTCCGATTCCTTGTTGCTGGCTTCACTAGCTTCGTTGAGGTATCCGTTGATCACATCATCCGGCACGACACGGTAATTTTTTGATGTGGGCGATTTAAGGGCGAGCAGGTATTCGTTTACAGTAGCAGCGAAGAGACCGGGATTATCCAAGTAAGCTGGGTTAATCTTCCCAATCTTCTCCAGAATCTCCAGTTTGTTTGCGGGAACCTTTTTCTTCTGCTTCAAGAATCTCGCTGCTTCTTTTTGGGCATTCTTAGAGTTCTCTACATCCTTGTCGTAGTTTGCGTTCTCAACAACCCTATCAAAGTAGTCTAAGAAGCCTTCGACAGACTTTTCGTTTGTCGGAATCAGCTTGATAGCACGCTTGGTAAGCGAACGAAGCTGCGAAGGACGAACCTTGCCGCGAATGACAAGCCCCTTGATTATGTCCAAAATCTCTTGAGATGCCTGTTTGCGGGCTTTTATTCCCTCGCGTGCCTCCCTAGCCTTCAAGCGGATTTGATCCTTTAGTGCGGTTCTCTCGTTTACCGTTATCCTGACGGGCTGCTTCGTCACTTCGGTAAACATCTCAACCAGCTTTTGAGTGTTGGTCTTCTTCCTCGGACCGCCCTCTTCCATTACGGTTTCCCGTGGCTCTGCCGCCATTCTGCGGATATCGCTACCCTTTGGTAGCTTCTTCGTCTCGCGGATGATCCTCTCCCCGCTACCGTATCGCTTGATGCC